GTTGGTTTTGGTAATTTTGGTTCTTGTTTTGTAGGTTGTACACCAACAAGTTTATTGTTTGGTTTTAATATCGATGACTGTTCCTTCATTTTGCTCCTTATCTTCTAGCAGGTTAGAGAGTTCCTGTCTTGTTGCCTCTAAGGCATTTATTTGTCCTATTATATACTGATATTTTTCCATAGTGTCAACACCTCCTGATGTAACTGTCACAGATAATGCCTCTGTTCTAGCGTTTATAAATCTAAGAAGTTTTGTTATGACGTTTTCTAATTGCATCTTTTCCTTTCTTTGCAATGGACGCAACTTGGCTTTTACCCATTACTTTAGCTCTTTGCTCCATTACAGTTAATATTTGTATTTTTCTTGCAAAAGGTTTTTTAACCTTTTTAACTTTTGCAACAGTTGCTCTTGCGTCTGCAGGTGTTGCAAATTTTATTTTGACCGTATCTCTTGGATTTTCATCCGTATACAATCTTCTACCTGTTCCAGGTGGTTTTTTACCTGTTCCCACTTTGGGATCTTTATTTTTTCTCATTATCTTTCTCCTAACTTTTTTTTAAATTTATGCACCTTATTACGTGCTTTACGTTCAAGTGTTTTATCTTTCTTATCTAATGCAACTTTGACTTCACGTCTAGCTTTCATTAAATTCTTTACAAGACCTTTTTTGTAGGGTCCTTCTTTTAGTGGGGAAATTTTGTATGATCTACCGTTAAATTTTTTAGTTTTTGCTTTTAGCATTTCCATCTTCTTCTAGCCTGACGTAGTCTAGAATTAGGATCTTTAGCAGCTTTTGGAAACTTTTTCATTTGTCCTGCACTTCTTGCGCAGAATGATTTACGTCGTTTAGCAGCTTTTGATCCTGGTTTGACTTTGCCAGTGACCGCTGTTTTTAGTTTAGAGCCAGGATTTGCTCTTCGATACGCAGCAACACCGGCTCTTGTCATTCCAGCCCCTTTTTCAGTAGGTCTAAAATTTTTTTTATTTCTTTTTGGCATTACATCGCCACCTCTTTTCATGGCTGTTCTACCATCTGGAAATTTTCCAAAATATTGTTTTGGTTCACCAAATCTTAATCCATAATCGTTTCTACTCATTATCTCATTCCCATTCTTTTAGCCATAAATCCACCACCCATAGCTTGTTTTCTTTTTGCAAAAGTTTTAACGTTTGTTGGTTTACCACCAACACCTTGTGCAACTGCTCTTTTTCTAGAAACTGCTGATCGTCTTTGTCCCTCTGTCATACGTCTTGCTTTAGCAAGAGGGACGCATTTTGGATACTTACGTTTTGCATCTGCTTTCTGTTTTGATCTTCCACATTTTGAAAAAGATCCATCCTTCTTTTTACTTCCTATGTCTACCCACTTCTGGGCAAACCATTTATCAAGACCATTCTTGGCCATTACGAATTCTTTCCGATAGCTTCTCTATTCATGCCTCTTTTACAGAGACCGCCACCACGTAAACCTTGTCTTTTTAATCTTGAAGTTGCTTCCATTAATCCACCACCTGCTTTGCTTCCTCTAAAATCTTTTCTCTTCACACCAGATGGATCTTTAATTTTACCTGCACATATTCTGCTGGCATATGCGTTTGCGTATGCACTGGGATATACCTTAAATTTTCTTTTTGCTGCTGCTTTTCCTCTAGGACAAAGTTTAGTCATTATCTTTTTCTCGCTGTTTGTTTTGCTCTTGCAAAGTTAGCTGCTGTTGGTGCACCTTTAGCACCTTTCTTACGCATTTTACCACCACGTTTTCTTTTAGCATGTATGTTTGCGTATAAACCTTTACCAGCCATTATGCTCTACCACCACTCTTCATGTAGCCCATTTTATTTCTAACTGCTCTTGGAAGTCTTGACAATCCCTTTTGTTTTTTTGGATCTACAGGTTTTAATTTTTTACCTTTAGGTGAAAAAGTTTCTTTTATTTTTTCAACGTTTGTTTTTGGTTTTGGAGTTCCTGATCTCATTCCAAATCTACGGCCCATCATTCCGCCGCCCATTTTCTTTTCTCTATCTAGTTCTTTACCTTTTTTAAATTTTTTAGGTTTTTTTTCTGTTGTCAGACCTCTGAATCTATCTTTAGTGCCAGGATTTATAGCGGTAAAAGTTTTAGTATTTTTAAACTGAACTGCTCTTCCTGTATCAACTAATTTTTTTCTCTCTTTTTGACCTTCCTTCATCATCTGTTTACCAGTTTTAAGTTTACCTTCTGCTTTATCTAAAGCAGTATATCTGTTTCTAAATTCGTCTAGTTTAGTTTTTTTAATACTTTTACTAACTGGTAATTTTGTTGGCTCAACAGATTTAATATCCGGAGAAACCTTTTTACTTCTAGGCATTGATTTTATTGCCTTGTCAACAATGTACCCTACAAACCTTTTCATTTTTTTCCTCCGTTTCTAAAAATTTGTGTACCCTTTATACCATAAATCGACGCAACCACAAGGATCCAGAGATTTGTGAACCATGACGGGAGCTGCGAGAACATCTCGAAGAATAATTTTACCTTGTCCATGGCAGTTGGGTCGTCCGATATGACTGCATATGCAAGCACCAACACGGGCAAACTAAGAATTATCAAAACTGCCTCGTCTTTCCAATCTGATTGTCTAGCCTCTAAAAGTTTACCTTGGTAAGCTTCTTCGCCTTTGGCCATACGTTCTGCATGCATTAATTGTGCATCAGACATAGCCATTTTCGTCTTCTGCTTGTTAGCGTAAATCTTACTTCCTGCAGAGACGGCTAATTTTATCGCCGATAACCACATATTAGTACGCTTTAGAGTTTCTTTTCTTTTCTGCCAGCATTCTTTTTTGACCACCAACTGGCATTTCAGGTTTTCCTGTGCCAATGAAGTTAAAAGCTTTGTCAGCAGTTGTTTTAGATCTAGGATCTATCTCAACTTGTTGTTCGCCGACTTGTACTGGCTTGATTTTATCAAGTTTTTGCATTTATGCTCCTTTTTTTACCCCTTTTATAACACCTTTGTTCTTAGATGCATAGAATATCTTTTCACCCTTCTTCTTTCCATACTGTTTCTTCATGGATTTCATAATTTTTTTACCTTTTTTGTTCAATGGCATTAATTATCCTCCGTAACTATGGTTGCTTGCTGTGCTCCGGCCTTTGCAAGGCTAACTCCAGCTCTTAATTTAGCTAATTTTTCGTTTTGTTCCATTTTTTCGTCTGCAATATCGCCTTGTTGCATTAATCTTGCTCTTGCAAGGTCTTGTTGAGCCTCATCGTTGTCTCTTTTACGTTCATTTTCCATTGCACGTAGGTCAACTTCTCTAGATTTTAGTTTTAACAGCGGATCAGAGTCAAATTGTGATGTAATTTGCTTCTCTTCTTTCATAAATTCCTCTGTCATCTCTGCAATCAACACCGCTTTTCTAGATTCAACCTGATTTGTAAGCGCTTGTAGCTGTGCTTGAACCTGTGGGTTCATCGCTGCTTGTTGTTGCATCATCATCATTTGCTGCATTTGCTCTCTAAACTCTAGCGCAACTTGTTCTTGTGCCATTAAACTAATATGTTCTAAAATATTTTTTTGTATAGCTGCCATAACTGCAGGATTATTTCTAACAATGTTCGTTGACATAAAATTTAAGTGAGCTGTAACGTGCGCTCTGTGGTCTTGACCGTTAAAAGCTTGAAAAGGTTTACCAGCTAAAGCCATAATATGCTCTTGACTTGGGTCCATTGGTGCATTTGGAGCTGGTGGTGGTAATACTGCGTCTACATTTTTTACACCGATTGCTTCATACATGTTTCTATAAATTTGATACATGTTATGTAGCTGTGGATTTGATGTAGCTATTTGTAATTGTGTTTGTGCAAGTGTAATTCTTTGTGACATAGAAAAAATATTTGGATCTGCAACTGGTATTACGTCTATTCTATCATCAAAGTCTGATTGTTTTACATTTCTTGCTCCACCAACAACGTCGTACGGATACTCTGGTGGTAGATATTGTGAAACTACTTTTGATAATAATTTAAATTCATCTTTCATGGCCGCATAACACCTTTTGTGTATTGCAGACATAACTCTTGAACCACGTTCTAATAATGCAATAGTTGTACCCACAGCTGCTGCTTGGTTACCATCACCTACTTGCATATCAGCAATAGCCGCAAACCTTTGACCTGCTTGCACAACAATACCTAATAAATTTAATAATGTTTGAGATGGCTCTTTGTAGGGTAGTGGGAAGAATGCATCACGCAAACTACCACCTGGTGCATCAACATCTTTGAACTCACCTGGTTGTATTGGTGCTGCTTCATCTCTAACTCTAACGCCTCGTTGTTTAAATCCTGCAGGTAAGTTTGATAATGTTCCTGCGTCTAATAATTGACGGAGAGCCGCCGTTGCGGTACGGCTCAATCCGCCAATCATATGAATGAGTCCAAAGCCATAAAATCCTAGTCCTGGCAGAAATTTGAAGTGGACGAAATATTGGATCTTATTTTTCTTTAGATCATTGGGCGCATAGTTTCTCCGTATGGAGAGTACTACTCGGCTACCTTCTTCAACAGTTACGATGTAAGGTAATTTTATTCCTGTTGGTAAACCATCGGCACCAACTTCTTCGAAACCTTCTAAGTCTAAATTTACATGACACTCTAACAAAGTATAAACTGGTTCGTTCTTACCAGATTTTTTTGTGCCATCTAATTCACGTTCTTTTTTTTCTAATTCGTTTCTTTCAACATTACCTGGTGGTCCTAATTCTACATCTCTGTAAAAACCAGATACTTGTTGTTTTCTTAATTCGTTTTCAGATATTTTAACTGTGTGTATTACAGCCTCTGCATCTTCAATACTAGTTGCAGTGTATGGAACAATTAATTCATCTGCAGGTACAAACTTGGATACCGCTCTTCCAAGTGGCACATCATAGTAAACTTTTTTAAATGTAGATCCTGCAAGTGGTAAATGAAATAACATAGAATCAAACTCTGCTTCATACTCTTGCATTTGATCCATAATTAAATAGTTCATAAAATCTTTTACACGAGACGCTTGTTGTTCTGTTTGTGGATTTTTTACACCGATAACTTGTGTTCTAACTGGTCCATCTGCTGGTAATAATTCTTTGTAAGCCTGTGCTTGAAACTGTGTGACTGCCTCTGCAAGAACTGGGTGTGTTGCACCAGACGCTCCTTGAAACGGTTCTGTTCTGTTTTCGTATTTAAATCCTAGTAAGTCAAGCCCCTCTGTGTATCCTCTCTCCCAATCTTTTCTAGAAGATTTATAATCCATATAGTTTTGCACCATTTCATTACCGATAGGTTCTAAAACATCATCTGGTAAAATATCTGCTAGGTTATCAAAGTGTGATTCTGTTCCCGGTATATTTATAGCTCCCGGTTCAAAGTCTAAAGTTGCACCACCATCTTCTTCAGGTATTACCTCTACTGGTGGTTTATCTACTATCTCTTCCTCAATACCAATCTCTTTAGCTACTTCTTCCTCTGATGGAATTTTAACTTCAGTTCTAGTATTAGGGAGTCCTTTATCTATATCTGCCATTTATACTCCTATAGTTTCTTAACACGTTTCATTAGACCTTGCAACCCTTGTGAGTTAGGGCCAGATGCTGGTGGGGGCCCTGAATCTACACCAGCTAGTTTAGCTATACCACCTCCTGCTAGTGGTTGACCAAAAAAAGTGCCTTGTGTGCCGAATACTTGCTCTCTTCCAAATTGATTAGCAGCGTCCATTAAAGGCATTTTTTTTAATTCATCTCTATAAGCCAATACATCTTTTGCAGACACATCTCGACCCTGTGCTCTAAGTTGTTGTGCTAAATTTATTGCGTCTGAAGTTTTAAATTGCATAATATTTGTTCGTAATCTTGGAAGCATGTTTAAATTTAAATCCATTTGTGTTTTTTCTGGAGATGTCACATCACTTAAAAATGGGTCATCTTGAACTCCCTCTATGTTTCTTGCAAATAATTGTAATCTTGCAAGTGGTGATTTAGCTTTAGATATATCATAAGATTCTTCTAATGCTTTTTCTCCTGCAACAGTTTCTGCCTCTGAAATCATAAATTTATTTTGTAAATTGTTTTTTGCTTGATTAAGTCTTGTGTCTATATTTTTAACATCTTGACTTAAATCACCAATATAATCAAACTCACCAACATCAGATAAATTTTTAAGATTTTGTTTTTGTGATTCTAAACTGTCTATCTTTGCTATTTGATTTCTATAATCTAATACTTTACCCACGTTCGTTGCAGCTGCGTTTCCAAGTGTTCTCTGTGCTTTTAAAACATCTGCATCTCTTGTCTGATCATCTGGTATAAAAAAATCAGCTGCTCGTAAGCCAGCTTCTTTAAATGTATCACCAAAACCCACTCTAACTAAACTGTCTGCACCAACAAATAAAGCCTCTGGCACAATGCCAAACTTTAAAATATTTTTTCCTATTACAGCAGAACTTTTAATAGTGTTTAAAAGTTTAGTATAATTTCTAGCTTCTGCAGGAGTTGCGTTTTTAAAACCAGAGTTAATTCTTTTTGTTGCTCTATCATAACAAACATCAATACTTGGAGTTCCATCTTGCAAACCGACTCTACCACCTTGATTTTTAAATCCTCTACCACAGTTACCACCACCTAATGATGCTATAATATTTTTAACACCTCTTACTTCAGAGGGTGAAATTTTTGTAAAAGTTTGTTGTGTGTTTACACCAGCTGTTTTAAATAATTCAGGGTTATTTTTTGCGTAAGTTTGAAAATTTTTATTTAAAAATTGTAAATTTTCTAAAGATTTACCTATTTCATTCTTAATATTTAATGTTTGAAATTCTTTCACACCATATTTAAAGTTGGTTGCATCGTCACTAATTTTACCAATATTAAGTTTTAAATCTTTTGCAATTTTTTCTACGGCTTTCTTTTTATTTAAATTATTACCTTGCACAGCTTTTTCATATTGTAAAGATAAGGTGTCTTTAAAACCATTATTAAGGTCTGCCTCTAAAGGATTCACTCTAGTTAATTGTTCTGGAGTTGCATTAAATAATTTATTTAAACTAGATTTAGATAAAGGATGATCAAGTTCAAAATTTATATTTGGATATTTAGCATTAATAGCTTCTCGTAACTGTCTATATTCATTTAAATTATTTTTAATAGCTAAAAATTTTTTACGATTATATGCTGGGTTTCTTTCTCTAGTGCCTTTTTTAAATTCTCTTCCAAAAGCATCATAAAATAATTCATCTATTTTATTTCTTTCATATTTAATTAATTTAGATTTCCATAATTTATTTAAAGCATTATCAGAAAAAATTGGGTCATCAGGTATCCAGTCTAATTTAAACCTCATTTCTTTACCTGCTATTTTCATTCTTTTGTTATAAATATTTTTTTGTAATAAACCTGCTTGCCTTTTAAGTTCAGATAAAGAAATATTATTATCTTTAGCAAATTTTTTAGGATTAAAAAATTTATTTTCATTTGTAGCATTTATTAATTTAATTTGAATATCAGCTTCTTTTAAAGTTCTTGGAGCTCTGCCAGAAACTCTAGCTTCTTGTTCAGTGGGCATACGATTATTTTCAATAATAAAATCTTTAAATTTCGTAACTCTTCTTTTTAAATTATTTAAATCGGTTTTGTCTAAATTTTTAAAATTTTTTTTATATTTTTTTCTAGAAATTTTATTTAAAGTTTCTTCACCAAATTCTTTTATGTAAGAATCTATAGATTCTGTTTCTTTTTTTATATTACCAATATTTTTTCCTCTATAGCCTTGCCTTGTGCCACCAAAACCTGGTTGCACTAACATACCACCATCAGCCATATCTTGTCTTGGATTGTCTCTTACAAATCTGTTGATGGCCTCCATTGTTTTAATGCTTTCTTTTTTAGGTGGTATTGGTGCATCAATTGCACGAAATACTTCTGGAAGATCTGGCTTTTTTTGTTTAGCACGAACCAGATGCTTCATCAGCTGTCCAAATTTAAAAGGTTTCATTATTCTCCTAACATGCCAGCGATACCACCTGATGCAAAGTCAGGTGAAAAATCATCATCAGTATAATCACCTTGTCTTCTAACTACTGCATCTGATTGTGCTTGTGAATCTTCTGATATAGCTCTAGCTTTATCTTTTCTTCTTTTGTTTTGCATTATTTCTTTGATCGTAGGTTTTTTACCTGTTGCATATTCTTTTAGTTTTGAAACATCAGAATCTAAATCTCTAATACTTGTACCACCCACTTCATCTATATCTATTTCATAATCTTCTGGACCAGCAGATCTTCCGACTGGACCTGATTCTGCTGTAGTAAACTCTGCTGCAGGATCTGGTGTTGCTTCATCAGGTAATGGTCTTTTGTATTCCATCTGCACTGGATCACCAAATACATTTTCTGAACTTTCATATTCAACTCTTACAGCGCCTTGGTCAGTGTCTTCTGTAACTCGAACCACGGAACCATCATCAAGAGTTTTTTGGTGAATAGTTTGTCTTTCACCTGTTGCGAATCTTTTTGTAACATCATCACCTTCAACAATAACTTTGTTAACTAGTGAATCAAACCATTCTGGTTTACCAGCAACATTTTCTGTTTTAATAATTGGAACTTTAGAAACTGTTTTACCAATCTTAACTGGTTTTAAAATTTTACCAACAATGGGTATGGATGCAAGACCACCTAATATTTTCATAAATGTTCTTCTAGACATTCCACCTTCTTTTCTATTTACCCTTTTATCTTTTCCACCTCCAAATTCTTTTCTAAATCTAAATCCAAAATCTTTAGCACCTGTACTAAAATCTTTCTTTGCACCAAAGTCTAACTCACCACCTAATAAATTTATTAAACCACCTATGCCTGCTTTATCTAAACTTGGTATAGCGATCCCTAGTGATCCTTTTTTTGTTAATGGAATTTGAGCTCCTTCTATTCGTATTAATCTTTTAATAACTTCTCTCGCAGCCTCTTTTGGATCGTCTGTTTCAAAAGCAGGTCCCATGGGTCCTGGTTTAGGATTAAGTTTTATACTCGGTGCTCCTGGACCTGGAGCTCCACCTACATTAAACCCTGCACGTCCACCTTGTGCCATGTCTTCTGGATCAAGTATAGAAAAGTCTCTATCTTCCTCCATTTTCTGTTTAAATCTTTTAATAGCTTCTTTGTTTTCCTCTTTCATTCTTGCAGCCATTTCTGCTTCTGTTTCTTTAACTGCTTTGCCACCCATAATTTTAGAACCTTTTGGTATTTCTTTACCTTCCATATCAAATACTTTTGCAGGTTTTGTGGATTTAATTCCTTGTTGAACCGGTGGTCTACTCTCTATCATGTTGATAGCATTTTCAACTTGGTTAGCGTTTTTTAATGTGGTTGGATCAATACCACCTTGCATTAGACGTTGTGCTAAAATTTGAACATTCACGTCAACGAGTTCTTGATTAGGTAAAGTTCTCATTACACCTGTAGGTGCATCTTTAAAAATCTCTCGTATTACAAATTGTTGAAGTGCTCTTAATCTAGATATTGCCATTATTCACCTTTAAAAAAACTTCTATTAATTCTTTCATTTAATTCAATGAAACTTTTACCAGGTTTACCTTTACGTATTCTTGCAGCGGTTTCCACTACATCAGGACCAAGTTTTTGGTATTTTGTTCTTTTTTTAAGTTCTTTATCTAAAAGCTCCGAGGCTTTTGGACCCGGAAAAGTTGGTTTTTTAACACCAGCTTTTTTCATTTTAGATTTCATGATTGCACCCATACCTTTTGTAATTATACCCATATCAATAATAATTCCTTTTAATTTTTTCGACTTTTTCGTCGACATAATCTTCAGGGTGTCCGATCAGACCGCCCTGTCTGAATCGCATAATCGCTTGAGTTGTACTATCAACCAAGTCGTCATGATCACCGTAAGGAAATGCAGCACATTCTTCAATGACTTCTTCTGCAAATTTCTGCTCAGGTGCCCATACAATACCAGATTCAAACAAAGGTGCAACAGCATTTACACGGGCATGCTTATCATTTCCCTTCGACGGTGAGAAGTTCACGACCGGTATATCCATCTTCCTTAACTCGTATGTTAGAGGTAAACCTGATGCTTTTGCCTCTACTATAACTGTTTCTGGCTGCCAATATTTATATTGTTCAAGGGCCAATCTCCTTAGTTCAGGGAACTCGTATCTACCTTTGATGGCATCGAGCAGTATGAGATTAGCCCCCTCATCCTCACTGGGATAAAATATACCCCATGTAGTAATGGCGCTGTAATCAGCTGTCTCCTTTTTTAAAAAAGCTGTATCGTAAGATTGTATGACGTGATGTAGTTGTGGAATTGTTTCACTATCATAAGTTCGCCACCACTCACGTTTTAATATTGCACCTTCCTCACTAGTTGGTTGCTGCATCCATTGTGCATTCCATTTAGCAACGGGTAGTGTTGCTTTTACCTTCTCTAATTCATCTTGCTTCCAATATTCAGGCCATACTGGTCCGTGGTCCAAGAGCGCTGGAAATTCGACCACGTGCCACTGATCAGCTTTAACTTCTGTTTGGTTCTTAACCAACATCCCTGTTAAATCTTTTGTGCTCCATCTAGTCATAACCAGCACGATCTTACCGCCAGGTTGTAAACGCTGACGAGGACCTGATGTATACCACTCGTATGCTGACTCTAATGCTTTGCCTGACATTGCATCTTGTTCCGAGTGCGGGTCATCAATGATTAATAAATCTGCACCACGTCCTGTGA